GGAACGTCTGCGAGAACGTCTTTTAGATGATTTCTTGGAACCTTTACGGCTAGATTTACGGCTAGCTTTTTTGCTTGCTTTTTTAGATGCTTTGCGGGAACGTCTACGTTTACCACCTACTTGAGTAGAACCGCCTTTTTGGGATTTACGGGAACGTCTGCGAGAACGTCTTTTAGATGATTTCTTGGAACCTTTACGGCTAGCTTTTTTGCTTGCTTTTTTGGATGCTTTACGGGAACGTCTACGTTTACCACCTACCTGAGTAGAACCGCCTTTTTGGGATTTACGAGAACGTCTTTTAGATGATTTCTTGGATCCTTTACGGCTAGATTTACGACCACCTTTTCTAGATGATTTACGGCTAGCTTTTTTGCTTCCTTTTTTGGATCCTTTACGGGAACGTCTACGTTTACCACCGCCTAATAATTTACGTAGTTGAGTTTCTAATTTTTCTGTATCTGTAGCAGATGTTGGGTTACCACCACCTGTTTGAGTTAAATTGAAAGACATGGAATCTTCAGTAAACATTTTATCTGATGTTGCACTATCAATAATGGTTCCAGGTAGAACTGCTGATGTAACACCAAGAAAACTATCATTATTGAATATTTCGCCAATAGAACCACCTTGTTGAGTATTTTGTTCTGATGTTAGCATATTAACTAACTCGTTCATATCAGTAGCATCCATTTGAGAAATAAAAACATCTGATGTTACACTATCTAAAACCGAACCTTGATGAGTTGCAGTGTTCATTTGGGAAAGATTTTGTTTAGAATCAGATAGTTTAAAAGCTTCTGCTAAATCTTTAGTTAGAAATAAATTAGATGACATATATATATATAGATTGTGAGAAAAAAAGATTTTTAAAAGTTTTTATAATAAGTTTTAACAATATAAATTTATACAGTATTATAATAGAATATGTATATTAATCAAATTGATAATTTATTTGATGGTGTAATAAATAATTTTAATATTTTTTTAGAAAAAAAAAAGGTATTTGAAAAGATATCTAAAGATTCTAATTACGTTAAATTTCAAAACACCATTATTGATTTAATAAAAGAATTTACTTTGAATATAAATAATAAGGAGATTGATAGTATAATTCATAAAAAATCTCACAAGGATTTAATTTTAAATATAATAAAAAGATATTGTGCTTTTTATATCTATCTGGGTATTTCTTATAATTATAAAGATGGTAGGGATTTATTTGTAACAAATCTAATAGAAATTGGTAAAAATCAAAAAGATTCTACATTTCAAATTGATAACTTTTATAATAGTGAAAATAATTCAAAAATAATAGAAATGTTCAGTATAATTAAAAATATTTTGGAATTGAAAGGATTTAAAACCATGGATCGAATTAAAATTATTTTATCTAACAATCCAATAAAATATGAAAAAACACTCGATTTATTCAATGATTTAGGTGAGGATTTTATTAATGAATATTTTTTAGTTAGTAATAATTTTCATAATATAATCAAAACATTTATTTTTAAACAAATCTATTTGAAAGAAGAAAAGAGCCAAATCATATCTGTCATAAATGAAGAAGAAACCGACCATGCTGAATATAAATATATTGAAATAGTTGTTTCACGAGATAGTAAATTAATTGATTTTAACTTTTTTCAAAGCTATTTAACTATTAAGGAACTAAGAGCAGGATTAGCTGAAGATTATTATAGTTTTTTGGAAGAAAATCGAGAAGAAGTGGATATTAAAACATTAAATAATAAACAAATATTGGATTTTTTATTTAGTAATAAAATATTAATTCCAATTACTGAAGAATTCTTACGTTATCACAAAAGTACAGAAAGATATGATAAAATGGATGATTTGGATAATATAAAAGACAGAGATGCTACTAAAATAAAATATATTATAAATAAATTAAATAAAACTAAAAATTTATACTCTTCTATCTATGAAAAAAATCCAAAGTTAAAATTAGATGCATTAAATTTATTTTATAAACCCCTCAAAGATCGAGATGTCATTTTATATAACGAAAATGAAGAAGTAAAAATTATACAAAAATTAGAACAATCAGAAAAATCAACAGATTCAGATTATTTAGTTGATTTAGAAAATGCTAGAAATTATTCTTATATCAATTTCAAAGACTTTAGCAAAGATGGATTTCGGCTAAGAACATCAGAAGTGATACATGCTATTAGACATGTTAATATTAAAAATACAATTAAAAAACAATTAGAATTAAGGGTTGGTCATAATAATTTACCACTAAATGTTATTGGAATAGCATACAATCCTTCATTATTACCACTAGAGTGTTTTACTATAAAAAAAATGGTTAATATTAAAGATAAAGAAAAAAACGGTTATGAAGCCTTTATAAAAATATTAGATGAGCATATAATAGATTCTAGCAAAGGCGCGCATGATTCTATTTATTATTGGCTATTTGATAGTAAAACGGATATAGTTAAATTAGACCAATATAAAAATGTTTCATCATTCAATACAGGTAATTATATTGAAACCATGGTGGTTGAATTATTTAATAAATATATCGATCTATTTCAGAAACAAGTAATGAATAAAATAGATAAAAGTAAAAATGTTAATTTATGGAAGATTAATAATATTATTAATCAATTTACCAAAGATAATTTTAAATTTAATAACATTAACTTTAATCTATCACGACAAGTAATTGCTGACATTGTAAATAAATATATTAATGATATCAAGGTAAAAAATATAGATGATGTTATCAAAGACAAAGAAATTATCAAGTTACCTTATAGTGATAAAATTAAAAAGAAAAATATTATTATACCAATAGGGCAAGTAGAGATTGTTGATGTTGATATTAAAGGTATGAGAAATATGTCAGTATGTCATCATTATATTAAATGGTATAATATAAATAAAATTTCTAAAAAATTTGATGAAGAACGAAATCAAGCAATCTTTGATTTTGTTAAACAATATGTTAAATTAAATGAAAGAGGAGATTATATATGTAAAAGTTGTGAAGAATTACTTAATCTTAAAAAATATGTATATGAAGGAACATATGTTAAAGAATTAGATGTATTTTTAACAACTAGTTTAGCAGTTAGTCAAAATCTACATGAAATTCCAAAATATGCTAAACATACCAGAACTATTAGAAACATTGAGAAAAATATAGAAAAAATATGTTATACCATTAATCTAAATTATTATCTAGGTAATACACCAGCAATAAAATTACGAAGAAAAATGGTCATCAAAGATGTAATTGATTTAATTTTAATTCATACAAATTATTTGAAGAATCAACCCAAAGATAGAATAGCAAAAGCAGTTGAGAATTATAATATCCATAAAGATTTAACTAATCTATTCTTTTTTGAACTTAAAGATGATATTTTCTTAACTAGCTCAACTGATACAGATTATTATAAATTAATTAAATTTAATAATGTAATTGCATATATTATATTAATTCTTATAACAGAAATAAATGTGGGACATATTATTAGTCTAAAAGATGATAAAAAATGTAATTTCTTTTTATATAAAAAGGTGGGTTATGCAATATTTGAAAATTTATTTATTCGATTAGATTCAAAAGTAAAAATTTCAATCGCTAATATTCCACTACTTGGTTATGTTATATATTATTTAAGTTGTGCATTATCTAATAGTTATATTTGGTTATGGAATAGTGAAGAAAAAAGTCAAATATATAACGTACAAAAAACTATAATACATACAGTTGTTGACCTGATGAATACATTAATTGAAGCAAATATGGAAAAAGATAAAAACTTTTTATATGAATTAATTGTAACAAGATTATTACAGCGAATAAAAAGTGTTTATAATGATAAAAATGTGTTAAAATTAGTAGACGAAGAAAGTAATAAAAAGATTCATATCGATAAAGCAACTAATAAGGTAGGATACATTGTAAAAAAACCAAAAATAATTATATTAAGTGAACACGTTGATGATAACAATGAATCATTCATAATCAAAGATACTTATTGTGAATCAAAAACTACCAAATTAGAAATATTAGAAATGACACCATTTAATAATGAATTAAATATTCTAACTAATTGTCTAGATGGTAAATTCCATAACTGGGTATTTAAAGATAATAATTTACTTTGTTCAAATTGTAATAAGAATTATAATGAATTAGTTAAAGAATTTACTGAAACAGAATCCGACAAAAGTGCCAAAGTAGACACTATTAATCAAGTTAAATTGGTTTACTTGAGAAAATTAGCTAATACTTATTGTCTATCAGGTGAATTACACGAAATAGACCCATCTACTAATATATGTGAAAAATGTAAAATAAATCTTTTAACAAAAGAATATTCTAATAACGAATTATTTAAATTAGAAAAGAACCTTAAATCAATAACAGATACGAAACTATTTGAGCAAATTAATAAAATGAAACAACATTTAGTGAAACAAAAGAAGAAACGAGACAATATAAATACTATTATTAATAAAATGGATCGTAGATATGTTCGTAATACAAATAATAAATTAATTAATTATATTGATGATTTCGTTGATAACTTAATAAAAAATGTTGGTAAAAAAATAAAAATCAATAATGGAAATATATATTTGAATGATACATTATATGAAATTAATAACGATTATTTAGGAAACGAAACCAAAAATACTATATCGATTCTATCTAGTGATAACAAAATGAAAGTAATGGTGAATCATCCACATTTCAAAAAAGATGTTTTATATTATCATGATAAAGACAAAAAGGTATACGTATTTTATGACAGCCTAACAAAGAATTACTTGGGTTATTCCAAGGATAATAAATCATTTAAAACGTACAAGAGTAATGCTTATTTGAAAATTACTTTTTCTATTAAAGATATGATCCTTAATTTAGGCTTGGAAAATCGTTATATTAATGTTTATCACATAAATCATTTGTATCTTAAAAATAAACGTGATGTTAAATCAATACCATCAACCGAGATAATAGATCAACTTATTCGAAATCGAATAAATAATTTGAAACAAGTAATATTTAGAAGTGTTAGTATTATTGAAAAACTTAAAAATAATTATAGTAATAAAACTAATCCATTTAATAAAAATGAATATGATTTAATAAATGAATTTAATAAAATATTAAAGAGCTTTAATACAACAGATAAAACTACTCATAAAAATATTTTTAAACATCTATTTATTATTAGTAATAACTTAAAACTCGAATCAATTCCTGAGAAAATCGAATTATCATTTAATAATCAATACTTTGATAGTAATTTAATAAATAGTTTAAATAATACCGATAACAAGTTATTATTTTATTATTTATATAATATGACAAGACTAATTGAATATAATGAACAATCTGCCATTAAAACTAACTTGTCGTATTTTGTAATTAAATTAATTATTTATTCATTCAATCAATATTATGTCCCAATTGAAAATATTCAGGTGAGAAAATTTGATTTATTATTAATCAATGATACACCATATATTGATGAATCATTAAAAGTTGTTGGATATTATCAAGACTTGGTAAATGCTAATGAAGTAGATGAGGAAGCGAATAAGGAGAAGGAATATAATCTCAATGAAGAAATGAATGCTCTTGATATAGACGATTATGATGCTAATGATTTATATGATGATTTTGATCCATCAGATGATGTTGTAGAAGACCTTATTAAAAATGCTTAAAAAAGATAAATAATTATCACACATTTAATTTATTAGACTTCCATAAAGTTGTGTTATAATATTTTATTTTATCTAATGGATTAGTCGCTTGTGTTACACCTCTACCTATTATATAAAAATCTATTCCTTTAGTTATACCTGTATAACATTGATCGTAATTATCTTTATTAGCATCTAATCTTATTCCTGGTTTACAATAAATACATTTATTATAACCCAGATTTTCTTGTGATATTAATCCAATAATATTAGTATATCTTCTAGCAGCATCTACACATTGTTTAGTATATTCTCTGCTAATTAAATTTCCTTTATTAGACATTTGTGCAACTAATAATACTGGTAATGAACTTTGTTTGATAAATTCAAATCCAGATATACCATGGCTAATAATGATATCAGCATATTTTTTAATTTCGAGGGCATCAAATTGTTGTAAACTGGTTTGACATATATCACTAAATTTACGGTCTTCGATAACTATAAAATTTCTTTTCTTTTTTTGTTCAATTATAAAATATCTAATATTATCTCTATCTTGTTCATTAAAAATATCCATATGAACTTTTAATCCCATTATATAATTCCCACATAGATGAATAATTTGTTTAAAAGCATCAACATTTGGAATATCAACAGATAATATAATATTTGATTGTTTTAATTTTGAAATAGTATGATATGGTATTAATTCTTTTAGTTTGTCAAGTAATGTTATAGGTGGTCTAATTAAATAATTATAATTAACACCTCTTCCAATATATTCAATATAATCAATATCCCCCCTTTGGAAAATAGTATATACATATTTAACTTCATAATCTAAACTAGTTAAATAATTAATAGTTTCGAAAATAGATTTTCCTGTTGTCATTACATCTTCTATTAAAATTATTTTTTATTAAGAGTTTCTCCCTCTATCCTTTTTTTAGTTCCATATGACTTTTGTTCTTGTCGTAATAAGAGAAAAGGCACAAATAATTTATAACTAACTACACTACCAAAAGGAATACCAGAATAAGGAACACCAATAATAGCATATGTATCTAAATCTGGAATAAGTTTAATTTCATTACATAACTGATTGATTATTTGATTAAATAAAACTGGAATTGATATTGTCTTTTTAATATCAACATAATAATCTGATTTTTTACCAGATTTAAGTGTAAAATTACCTTTTACTATAATATTATTATCTAAAAGAGTTTCATATGACATTATTATTTAATTAATAAATAATTTTTAAGTGACAATTGCTGTTAACAATGCAAATTATTTATAGTGTTAATCTTAGTAATATTATTATGATTACTATGATAGAATTACCAGTAGAAATTTTAACTAAAATATTTCAAAATGTCCCAAGCGAAACAAATTTAAATACAGTATGTAAAAAATTTAATGCTGTTGCAAATATTAAAGGGGTTTATACTAAACGTAACCCTTGTATCTGTGCAGAATGGACTGCGTATATGTATGGCATAATAAATTGTAAAAGTATAAAACATAAATGTGTATGTTATAGTGCACAACATGTAGTGATGAAAAAGTGTAAATATGATGGAAATCACAATTGTGTATGTAAAAATATATATCCTTCTGCAATAGAAGAATGTCGTTATAAAGGCGAACATCCATGTATGTGTTGGACAGAATTTCCATCCGTTATGAAAGCGTGTAGATTTGAAGGAGAACACCCGTGTAAATGTAATTCTAATAATGGAAATATTATTTCAGAATGTCGTGCAAATGAACATCCATGTAAATGTTATACGGGAAATCCGATAATTATATCAGTCTGTAAAGCACAAAATCATTTAATTTAAAAAATTGAATAACCCAATTAAAGAATATTTATTTTATATATTAGTAAAAATGGGAGTCCCAGGATTTTTTATGTGGTTATGGAAAAATTATAAGAAAACACATTTTGTTTTCAGTAAATCAGAATTAGATGTAAAAAGTGACAAGGCATTATTAGATCAAGTTAATAAATTAGATTATTTATTAATTGATGCAAATTGTTTAATTCATCCAGTATGTTTTAAAGTTCTTGCCGATAATCCAACTTTAACAAATATGGACAAGTTAGAAAGTAAAATGAGAACGGCGTCAATTGAATATATTGAAAAATTAATCAATCATGTTCGACCTAAAAGAGGTGTTTATCTAGCAATTGATGGAGTTGCTCCTGTAGCAAAAATTAAACAACAACGTAGTAGAAGATTTAAATCAGTTAGTGATAGAGATTTATGGAATAATATTAGAAAAAAACACGAAAAAGAAAATCCATTCTTTTGGAATAATTCAGCTATTACCCCAGGAACAGAATTTATGATAAAACTACATGATAAAATACAACAATGGGCTGAAGAGTATACAAAGAAAAATAAAATAGAAATTATTTATTCATCATGTTATACACCAACAGAAGGAGAACATAAATTATTACAATTTATTAGAAATAATATGAAGGAAAAAAAAGACTATACTTATATCACTTATGGTCTAGATGCTGATTTAATCTTTTTAATCTTATCAACGGGAATTAATAATACATTTTTATTAAGAGAAGCTTATCAGTTTGACAAAAAGGCTAATAGTGATGCACTGAATTTTGTTTCAATTAGTATTATGAGAACAGCTATTATTGAAAGAATACATAAATTAATAGAAAAAAATCTTGATTTGGAAGAAGAAACAATTATTTCATTTTTCAAAACAACACTTGATGATACACATTTGATTAATGATTTTATTTTTATTTGTTATTTGATGGGTAATGATTTTTTACCACATTTACCAGCTTTAGATATTTATGAAGGCGCAATTGATTATTTATTAGAAAAATATACAAATATTTTAATAGAAAATTATATTAATGGCAATCAAGATAGTAATTCAAATTATATGATAGAAGCAAATAAAAAAGAGAAAATTAATCAAGTATTTTTTAATCAATTTATAGAACAACTTTCAAGTGAAGAAGAACAAATTTTAATAAATAATTTTGGAAAAAAAGTAAGAAAATTTCGATGTCAGTCATCAGACCCTTATGATATTGAGATGCATAAAATAGATAATCTTAATTTTAAAATAGATGATCCAGTTAAATTAGGCAGTGATAATATGGTATCATCAAAAGAACGATATTATAAACATTATTTTCATGTGGAACCAGCGGAAATAGATGAGTTTAGCAATCGAATGTCAAAACATTACTTGACAGGATTAAAATGGGTAACAGAATATTATTTTGATAAATGCCCCTCATGGAACTGGTATTATCCATATGAACATCCTCCTTTTTTACAAGATATTAATAAACATATTACTCCATTTAAAAAAATAAAATTTAATATTGGGGAACCATTAAAACCACATCAACAGTTACTAACTGTTTTACCAAAGCAATCGGCATATCTTTTACCAAAATCTCTAAGAAAAATAATGTTAAATTTAAATTCAAGTATGAGCCATTTATATCCATTACATTTCCAACAAGATTTTATTAATAAAAAAAAATATTGGATGGCTATACCTATATTACCACCATTAGAAATAGATATAGTTAAAAAAACCTTTAAAAAATATGAATCTAAATTAGCATCAGGCGAACGTATGATGAATGAAATTAAGGATATTTACATTTATAATTAATAAATCTTACTATATATAATGATTTCTTTTATCAGTGAAATATTTATGTTTAGTATTCTTTTTGTTGTTGCTGGGTTTATAGTAAGTTATTTAATGGACTTTATCTCACGTAAACCAATTGATTGGTGGCCAAGCCATGCTTTAAGTATGGCATTAGGTACTTTTTTAACTGCAGCACTAGTTTTTTTACTATTTTCAAAAAAATATATAAAATACAAATGTTCACAATGAACTAAACTTTATTTAAAAGTGTATCAATATTAAAATTATAAAGATTATTAACAATGAATAATAATACAAAAGTAAAAAAATTTAATCAAATTCCCCATAGAATAGAATTAATTGAAGACCTAGTTAAAGATAAAGTTATTGACACTATGGTTAATTTTAAAAATGATGATTCAAATGATAATGGATTATTAATATCAACAAATGAAGATATTAGAGAATTGATGCCTAAAAAATATATTGACTTTAATAAAGCGATTAAAGATCTAGGTGGGAAATTGTTATATATTAAAAGTGGGTCAACAGGACATACTTTTAAAGGAGTGTACCCCCCTCCAAATAATGAGAATAAACCTAATTATGCTGTTAAAATTGTTGCATATCCTAGAAAAGAAAACTATGGCGATATGTTTAATATTAAAAGACCTGAAAATGCAGAATTATTAATGATAAAGTTATTATCTTTTTTTGTAAGAAAGAAACAATCCCCGCATGTTATTCTACCAATAACCACCTTTAATACAAGTATTAAACCATTTATTAATTTACCCAAAGACAATATTGTTAATAATAAGAAATTTGACCAATTTGTAAAAAAATATAAAAAGGGGGAATATTATGATAATGTGTCAGTGTTAATTTCAGAATGGGCTAATTCAGGTGATTTGTTGGATTATATAAAAAAAAATTATAAAGAGTTAAAAACTAAACACTGGAGAGCTATTTTTTATCAGTTTCTATCAACCCTAGCAGTAATACAGGACAAATATCCGAGTTTTCGTCATAATGATCTAAAAGCAAATAATCTTTTGGTACACAAAATCCCAACTTGTAAAGATAATAATAAATTCAAGTATAAAATTAATGGACAAGTTTATATAGTTCCTAATATAGGATTCCAGATAAAATTATGGGATTTTGATTTTGCTTGTATACCAGGACTTGTTGATAATAGTAAGGTAGACGCCGAATGGACAAATCGAATAAATGTTAGACCTATTAAGAATAGATATTATGACGTACATTACTTTTTTAATACTTTTACAAAAAAGGGATTCTTTCCTGAATTTTGGACAGATGATTGTGTTTCAACAAGAGTAAGAGATTTTGTTAGACGAGTTGTTCCTTTAAAATATTCTACAGGTAAATTAGTATCTGATCGTGGTAGAATTCTAGTAAATGAAGAATATTTAACTCCTGACAATATATTAAAAACTGACCCCTTTTTTAGAATGATGCGGAATTAATTCTGCATTGCATGATTTGTTACTTGCTCTGTCAATAATTGATTCTGTTGTATTAACTACAGTATCTTTATCGATTTCTTCGTCGTTATTACTAGAAAGATGAATTATATCTGGTATTAGGTCAAAAACACTTTCATTCGCAGAATTACCCTTATCATTAACCGTTCCGGATTCACAATAAAAGTTTCCATTTATTCCAAATAAATTATATTCAGATATAAAAGTATCATTATTAATTGGTATAAATTTTAGAGTGATTGTATGATGTGTTTCTACAATATTGGGATCATTATGTAATCCTGATTGTATACCAATTATTTCCATATTTTTGAAAATAATAGTATTATTTTCATTTTCATATGATAATATTTTAGGAATCAAAATACTATCATATGTATATTTCATTTTGAGGAAATTCAATATATTTAGAGAATCATGATAAGTTAATTGGGTTTTTTTCAACTCTTCTTTTTTTGTTTTAAGATTATGTACTATGTTATCTAATTTTTCTTTAATTTGACTAAATAACAATCCTGATTGAATAGTTATTTTTTTCACATATGTATCGAATGTATTTGTATGGTATAAAATTATAAATAAACCTATGGCTACAACAAAAATAATAGTAGATATAATAAAAGACATTTATATTATATATAATATTTTATTTTAAATGAAACGATATAAGTTCGAAATTATTTGGCAAACTATTGCAATATGATGATATTTTTTGGGTATTTTACATTTACTACTAAATTGCCACCAACTATCACCTTATTGATCGTTTAAATTTTTTAAATTCAAATACTTGATTTTGTACTTGATGTATTTTTGTCTGTTTTCTTTTAATAATTTATCTTGATTTTCTTCCTCACTTTCATAATATTCACTTAAATATGTATAAATGTCATCTGGTGTTTCTACGAATGGTTCTTTGTATCCTATGCGTTGGTCAGCATACCAAATATTTAATTTCTGTTCAGCCGAACGATAAATCTCAAATCTTTTACCAAATATTAGTTTAAAATATCCTATTTCTACCGGCAAAAAGGCTGTAAGTGGAGCTAATGTTTGTAATAATAAATTCTTGCCAAAATGTTTTACAACATCTTTTTGTAATAAAAGTAATGGTTTATTTAACATTGACCAGTTTAAATGTTTTTTTTCACACAAGGCATTGGACAAGTCGGTTATTCCAATGGATAATGTCCTATCAGCTACTTTTACAACCGTTTTCGCACTAGTTGCCTTAAAACGATTTAGTAGTGTTGTCACAAAAGGTTTTCTGCCATTTTTACCACCTTCACTATCATTAGAAACGTTTTCCATTTTTTCTCCACAATTAGTTGGTTGTGTGTAATAAAAAACATATTGACTTAGCATATCATATATAGACCATGGCTGAATAGGTTGTTTGTGTGTATATTCCCCTGTAGGAACTTTTTCAGAAAGTTTCCACTCGCGGTCATAACTATCTTTTTCATAATATGGGTTCCTAATAACTTCATGATTTAGTTTCATGGATAATATCATTAAAACAGCAGGAGGGAGTATAGGTTTAGTGTTACCTGTAGGTTTAACCAAAAAATCATAAATACTTTTGTATAATTTTTCATCAAAAGTATCAGAAAATTTTGATTTATTAACAGCTTCTTTATTTTCACTTTTTGTTTCAGACGTAGGTATAGTTCGTTTTTTAAATAAACCTGTAAATTTTTTTATAATAGATGTATCTGGAGAAGGTTTATTTGTAGTTTGTTGAGGACAATGAGGTGTGTCTTTATCGCTTGCACATATATTTTGATAATATGTAGGAAATGAAATTTTTTGGTCCATTATTTTTGTTAATAAAACAAATTCAATCGGTAATTCATCTAATTTTGGTTTAATATACCCACCTATAACTACTGTAGTACCCATACAAAATAATAGTTCTAATAATTTAGACAGTTCCATCCAATAATCTCCAGGTGTTAATTCTCCTATAATTGGTCCTTCTAATAATTTTGTAACTGCGTTTGTAACGTCTGGATTAATTAAAAGTCCAAGCAAGCTCTGACCTGTAATGGTATCTTGTCCCATAAACGCTTTAAGGAATATTCTTACATTTGGTCTAATTGATATTGATAAGATTAATTTTACAAATTCGGGATAATCGTCAACACTATTTGTAACTTTCATAATTTCATATAATATAGTATCTCTATATTCAGGTAAACAACTTAATTTTTCTAAAAATTCTAATAATTTTTGATATGATTCAAATTGATATGATTTGTCACATACACAATTACACGCTGGACATGTATCACCTTTACATGGTTGTGAATAATACGCATTACATGTTACTTTGTTTGTAATAGCAATACATGTTTGGGTAACTCCGCTACATAAGTTTGCCCAAACACCACCACCATCTTGTTGGATATTTGAATTTTTTAAATTCAAATAATTGATTTTAGCATTTTCAAGTTCTTCACCAACAAAATCACCATTCATATTCTTTAAATTGAAATACTTGATTTTGTATTTAAGATATTTTTCTTGCATCAGATCCATATATATATAATAGATATAAAATATATATTAGATTATTTTATTATTATAAAATATCATTTTATATAAATGTTAAAGACCGAAGTACGTCAAATTTACCGAGATTATACAGACTCTTTAACGTGTAGTCAAGTAAAATATTTATCAAGTAAAATTTCTAATTCTATTATAAATGATTTTATTTTAGATGAAATTAGCACAGTATATATTGATACACAAAATGATAAAGAGTTATTTAATTCATGGAATATAATTGATTATATTATTGAAAATCGACCTGATATTACATTAGTAACACCATACCTTGTCGATAATGAATATAAACTATTTAAAATTACTAGTACAACATGTTATTATAGAGAGAATGGGTGTTTTAATCCAATAGAAGCGGAAGAATATGATGGAGACCATATTGATTTCATTTTTATTAATGTACAATGTTTTGACAAAAAAGGATATTTTATTCATAGTGATAAAATTAATCTTGATAATTATCAAGCATTAAAATTAATCGGAATGTCATTTTTTGAACCTGTTTATAAAATACAAGATATTTTTATAAATGAAAGAAAATTAGATGCTTGTATTATACCTAATGAATATTATGAATTCAATCCAGCTAGTAATTAGTCTGCATTTTACTTTAAAATTAAACAACATATTAATACATAGTATTAATGTTATTAAAATTATATAAAAATATATCTAATACTAAATACGAATGTTATCATATTAACTATATTGAAGATGATAGTTCATATGACCCTCAGAACATATTATATATACAAGAACTTCTTGATATTAATTTTGATAGTTTTGCTATTGGAGATAAAATAGTTATTGAAATTGGACCACGGTCATATAATAAAACAGCTTGGTCGACTAATATAAAGAACATTTGTAATAAAGCTCAATTATTATTTATTGATTATATAGTTAAAACAGATATTTATCTTTTAGAAAAAGAGGATGATAAGCAAGAAATTTTCAAATTATATCATGATAAAATGACTGAAGTTATATATGATAGTAATCAGGATTCAACTAATGAAATAGCTGAGATTGAACAATATGATGAAAGTACAAGTTTAAGTGATTATTTAGAAAGACTAGATAAAGATTATGGTTTATCACTTTCACCAGAAGATATGGATTATATTAAAAAAAATTTTATTAAATGGACTAATCCATTATTTATTATTTTTGATATAGCACAATCTAATAGTGAACATTCTAGACATCACTTTTTTAATGGTCGGTTATTTGTTGATGGAGAAGAACAAGAATATAGTTTATTCGATCTAGTTAAACAACCATTAAAAAATATAATAGATAGTAATAGTTTGGTTGCCTTTTCAGATAATTCCAGTGTAATAAAGGGAAAAAGCTGCTATTTATTTAATAGAAATGATTTTAATCATTATAAAAAAAGATTTGAACCTCTTAATATTGTCCTTACTGCGGAAACACACAATTTCCCAACAGCAATTGACCCATTTTCAGGCGCTGCAACAGGTATTGGTGGCAGAATTCGTGATGTTCAAGCTACTGGACGTGGTGCTATCCCAGTATGTAGTTCTGCAGGTTATTGTATTGGTGAATTATTTAGCAGAGTTGAAACAATACCTAATAATATAGCCAATCCAACTAAAATATTAATAGAAGCAAGTAATGGTGCATCGGATTATGGAAATAAATTTGGTGAGCCAATTATTCTTGGATTTACTAGATCATTTAAATTAGAAAATGCTGAAGAAAGAATAGAATGGATTAAACCAATTATGTTTACAGCTGGTTTAGGCGTAATACATAATGGAAACATAATAAAAAATAAAGCTAGAGAAAATATGTTAATTTGTAAAATAGGGGGTCCAGTTTATAAAATTGGATTTGGTGGTTCAGCTGCATCTAGTAGAATTAATTCAAAGGATACAACAGATTTAGATTTAGATGCTGTACAAAGAGCAGATGCTGAAATGGAACAAAAAATGAATAATGTTATTAAAAGTTGTATTGAATCACGCATAAACCCAATAGAAAGTATTCATGATCAAGGTGCAGGAGGCAATGGTAATGTTCTCAAAGAAATTATTGAAGACAAAGGTGGAATAATTAATATTGGTAAATTAACTATGGGTCAAGATGATATGAGTGATATTGAAATATGGTTATCAGAATATCAGGAATCTAATGCTATTCTGGTACAAGAAAAAAATACCCATCGAATTATAAATATTTGTAAAAGAGAAAATGTAAATATTGATTTTATAGGTCGGGTTACAAATGGGAATTTAAATATAGTTAATAATGATAAAGTAATCGTAACAGATAATGAATATATACAAGATTGTAATACTAATAAAAGAAGAGATTATTACTTGGACTCATGTAAAGTCATAGTAGAGGATTTTTGTTTATTTAATTCAGTTTATACATTTGAACATCTTTTAGATAAAACTTTATCAAATATCGCTGTAGGTTCCAAACGATTTTTAACTAACAAAGTTGATAGAAGCGTAACAGGATTAATTGCGCAACAGCAATGTGTTGGTCCATTACAAACCCCTTTATCAAATTTTGGTTTATTTTCTCAGAGTTATTTTAAAAGCATATCCGGATGTTTTACGGGTTGTGCTACTTCTATTGGTGAACAACCGATAATTGGTTTAATTGACCCAATAGCAATGGTTCAAAAAACAGTTGCTGAAATGCTAACAAATCTAGTATGGGTTTTAATAGATGGTATAGAAAAAATTCGTTGTTCAGCTAACTGGATGTGGCCATTACCAAATAAAGATGGCAAAGAGGGATATAAAATGTATACTGCTGTAAAAGAATTAAACAGATTATTTATAGAACTTGGTATTGCTATTGATGGTGGTAAAGATAGTTTATCAATGGCAGTTAATTATCAAGATAGAACAATTAAAGCCCCAGGTTCATTAGTTTTATCTGCATATACAACTTGTCCTAATATAAGTAAAAAAGTGACTCCTGATTTAAAATCAACAGAAAGTTTTATTTTATTTGTTGATTTATCTGAGGATAATTGTAGAATGGGTGGGTCTATTGTTATGGAAAATGATATATATTATACACCACCACGAATAAATAATATAGGTAAATTAAAAGCTGCTTTCAACGAAATTCAAGATTTAATTATTAGAAATTATATTTTATCGGGTCATGATAAAAGTGATGGCGGTTTGATAACAACTTTAATAGAAATGGCTATTTCTGGAAATAAAGGACTGGATATTGATATTGATTGCCCGTTTATTATGAATCGATATTTATTCAATGAAGAGATTGGGTTTGTACTTGAAGTAAATAAACATAATATCAACTATATAGTGTGTAAATTTAGTAAACTGGGAATAAAATGTTCATGTATCGGCAGAACTACCAAGAATCATATGTTTTCTATTCATTATGAAGATCAAGTTCTATTCGATAAAAGTATTGTAGATTTAAGAATGAAATGGGAGAATACAAGTTATTTATTAGAAAAACTTCAATGTAATATAGAATGTGTGGAACAAGAAATGGAAGCATTAAAAGAAACGCGCAATATGGAATATAATATTCCTTGTAATTTGCCTGATTTTGAACTATCAGAAAAGAAATATCGGGTTGGTATTATCCGCGAAGAAGGAACCAATGGGTATACGGAACTAGCAGCAGCATTTTTTCATGCACATTTTCATGTTGTTGATATTCATATGAATGATATTATAAATGAAATAGTAAACATAAATGAATTTCATGGTATTGCATTTGCCGGTGGATTCAGTTATGCCGATGTATTAGGTTCTGCAAAAGGTTGGTATCATGTAATTAAAAATAATAAAAAAGTATATCAACAGTTTCAAGATTTTTATAATAGAGAAGATAAATTTTCAATTGGTGTATGTAATGGTTGTCAATTAATGGCTCATTTAGGATGGATTGATGGTAAATTATACGAAAACAAATCCCAACGCTTTGAATCTAGATTCTCAACAGTTCGGATAAATAAAAGTGATAATATATTTTTAAAAGGAATGGAAGGTACAGTATTTGGTATATGGGTTGCTCACGGAGAAGGTAGATTTGTATCTAATGATACTAATATACCTATTCAATACGTTGATTTAGACCATAACCCAACAGAAAAATACCCATATAATCCAAACGGTTCAGAAAGAGGGATTGCGGCCTTAAGTAGCAAAAATAACCGTCATCTGGCTATTATGCCACATCCGGAAAGATCATTTTTACAATATCAAATACCTATGGATTGTATAAAAGAAGACTATACCCCTTGGTATAGTTTATTTAAGAATGTACACCTGTGGTGTCGCTACAATATAATTTGAGATGTGCCCGCGGGCGTGAATCCCCTCGTCCTCCTCGGACTGTCCCATCAATTGGGACATGAGGAGAGACACTAGCTACAAACGTTATATACTGGCTTACCAGTATTGACAGCGCCTGCAACCAATAGTTCTTGATATAAAACAACCTATATAAAGTTTTTTTTTCAATTTTTATATATATGAATGACTTTTACTATAAATATTTAAAGTATAAAAATAAATACAGAGATTATAAGTTAGTATTATACGGTGGTAGTATAAGTGATGAATTACAAATAGATCCGTATTACAAGAAGTCTGTAGAATTTATCAATCTAGAAAGAAAAGATATTAATAATATACCAGAAAAAATTTTTGATGAATTTATAAACTTAAAAAAATTATATTTAAATAACAATAAAATAACAAAATTACCAGAAAATATTTTTAATAAATTAACACAATTAAAAGAATTATATTTAAATAACAATGAAATAACAGAATTACCAGAAAATATTTTTGATGATTTTATAAACTTAGAATATTTATTTTTAAATAACAATGGAATCAAAAAATTACCAGAAAATATTTTTAATAAATTAACACAATTAAAAAAATTATATTTAAATAACAATGAAATAACAGAATTACCAGAAAATATTTTTGATAATTTAACACAATTAGAATATTTATTTTTAAATAACAATGGAATCAAAAAATTACCAGAAAATATTTTTAATAAATTAACACAATTAAAAAAATTATATTTAACACAAAATTCATCTTTATCCAATAATGAGTTTGATTATAGTATTTTTGGCGATCAAAAACATTATTTTAAAGAAAGAGAAAGAGAAAGAGAAATAGAAATAGTTATTTTTAAACCTTTTGAAAAAAAAGATTATATGTTTTATGATGTTAATAATTTGGACAATAAGTTGTATTTATTACCTACTTTATATTTATTATTAGATGACCATCTTGGACCTGATACAGGAAATTATACTGAACATACACTTAATTTTTTACTTAAATTTCTTACAGAAAAAAAGTATCCAGAATTAACTACCTTATTAGAAAACACAAAAAACCTATTAGTAGAAGTAGTTCGGGAAGTAAATAAACTAAAAAACCCAGAAACTAAAGAGCGTATTCATCAAGATACAAAAATTAAAAACATAACAAAGTATATTCGAAATAGCGAAGCTTATGCACAAAACATGACTCCTGAAACACAAACTAAGGCGGATACAATTTATAATTTAATGCGTTCACAAAAACCATACACAAAACAAATAAACCCACAGCGATTTACAACCGTGTGGAAACAATATTCAATATTTAAACCGGTAATAGATAAATATAAGAAGTATTTTAAAGAAAATAACATTTTATTACTTCCTTTTACAATAACATCAAAACAGAAAGATAATTATGATGGAAATTATGACGCACATGTAATAAGCTTATTAATAGAAAAAGATAAAGGAAATAATGTTTATACTGTTACTATTTTTAATTCTGGTGCCGGTAATGAGAAACATCAAACACCAGATCTTAACAAATTAGCTCCATTAATTAAAACTTTTCCTACCAAAGACTTTTGGATTTTTTTAGGTGATATTATTTTTATAGATAATTTTTTTGCAGATGAACAAAACAGTTCTCAGTTTAATACTACAATTTATAACACATATTATTTAGATTATCATAATTTTGAACAAAAAACAGACTATACTTATAAACCACAAAAATCAGGTTCATGTTCATTTTATTCCATATATCGTAATATTTTATATTATTTAGAAAAGTTCACCAATTATAAATTAAAAGAATTTATAAACGAAATTGAACAATTTGGTTATAATATATTATATGAAAGATTAGAACATAAAAATTATATTAGTAATCATGATATAAATTTAATTCAGTTATTACAAAAGAGAGATCGATTTAATATGGACAAAGAAAATATTTATGATAAATATTACAATTATATTACATCAAAGAATAATATGTTTAATATTTTAACTAATATTAAATACGATTATAAAGTTGTACGTAATATTTCAGTAATCTATTCAACAAGTTCAAACTATTATAAAACTTTAATAGCCGATATAGTGACACATATAGATAATTTTGACGTTAATGCAATAATACAATTGACTAGCAACTTAGTACAATATTTTCAGAAAATACCATCTACTAATAATAGTACTAACTTACACAGTTCTATAATTTATAAAAAATTAATTCGTGTAATATTAATAGAAATATTAGAAAAAATATATGCTAAAATAGACAAACTAACACAAGAAGCAATGTCTGATGATATTTTAAAACAAATATGTGATTATATTGTTCCTAATTTGTCATATTTGTTATATCGTGTAGAAAAAGATCCTAAATTACATACAGATACTAATTTATTTTTTAATAGTCACAATAGTATAAACTATAAAAATCCTGATTTTTTTGGTGAAATATATATTTTATTTTTATTTAAAATAATTATAAAATTAAAGGAAAAACTAACTTTGATAAAAACAACCAATGAACAGAAACTAGCTAAAAATAAATTATTGCTAAGTTGTATGTTATTTGAAAATGAAACTATATTAAATGAAAATGATTTAAATAATATAATTAATAATGCTGATCAAATATTTTTAAAATGGCCAACAACAAAAACTCCATACAAACTTGCTCATGAACTTACACAAAGATATCCACCTTCCCCCGATTTGTACTTTGACAAACTGAAAATTAGAGATAAATACTTAGATAACATACCAGGTAGCTACGGTGCCAATTCTGAAAAAAATATAATTATTATTAAAACTTTATTTAATATCCTTTATGATAAATTAAAAAGTGTACAAAACTCTCTATGGTTAATAGGAGATAACCAACCAGAATATGACAATCACAATAATAAGGATATGTATAAGGATTTTATTGATTTTGGATATAAATATAAACTAAACCCCACAACAAACATAAGTTTACAAATATTAGAAAAAACATTTGATTATCCAGCTAGCCGTATTGAAAGTATCCGCCAAGATATGCGTTATTCATATAATAAAGATTCAAGGAATTATGATGACGAAGATCCTACAATAACATCATGTAATGATGCATTATTTGAATTTTTACAAGCAGTAATGGAAAATAATATAAATAAAATATATAGTATTATTTCTAAAAATGAAGTTTTTTATATTGTAAATGGATTTAAACTAGAAAAAGAGCTTGATGATAATATTTTTATTGAGTGGACTAACGATATAGTAGCGTCCCTAATTTTTAATAATTTTTCAACAAATTTAGCCAGAATATATCTAAACAAATTAGTAAAGAATGAAGATATAATAAATAATATTACTTACAAACGATATACTTTTGAACATTTGTTTTATATTTTAGCTTTTATAACTTATTATTCTACAAAAGAAGAATTAATAAATTTTTTAGAAAAAATAAAGATAGATAATTTAGAATTTAATCAAAAATTTAATTTTATAAAAAAATATTTATTAATGGTAAAAAATTCTACTATATTACCATATGAAAATATATTAAATATTGATACTGGCAACCTTAAAAAGGACTTTATAAAATTATTTTTTGATGGTATTTTTAGAAAAATAGACCTTGATACTAAAATAAAACTTTTAGACAGCGTTAATGATAATACTTCTTTTAGTAAATTTATTGAACTATATTTTGATAACATAGAAAGATATGAAGTTGATTATGGACCCATAATGTACAAAGGAACAAAGGATAAGAAGGATATGATTATATGGAATTTAGACTCTAAATTTAATACATATGGATACTATCAAACCGATAATAACATAAATATAGCTATATGTGATTTAAATGATATAAAAAACCAATGGTTTACTATACAAATTTTAAATGATAACTTTATTAAAAATAAAAACTTACAAAACATAACTCTTTATGTGAATGTAACTTATAGTACTAATATCCAGGAACAGAATGCAGAATATGTATATGGACTACCTTATCTTAAATTTGAAGAAAAAATATATAATTATACTAACAATTTATGTAATGAAAATCTTACCGGTAACTATTATGAACATAAAGAAAGTGAAAGTATTAGTAATATACTATTATTATTGAAACATAATTGTGATTATTTAAATTTTAATTATAATTATAATACAAATAAAATATATAACACTAAATATGTTAGTGAAGGTATTTCTTATAATTTGTTAGATAAAACTGATAATCCACTTTTAGCTAAATATGTTAGTCCATTTTCATTTCTGTTAGAATTAAATAATACTTATTATATTTTAACATTTGGAAAACATGTGTCTCAAATGAAGTTAGATGAAAAAATATTAGTTAAATTTGAAAATATACAAGCTAAAACTATAATAGAAAAAACTAAAATTTCATATAATGGATTAAACATAGAAACACCAAATAATATAACATTTTTAAATTCACTTAATTATACTGGTAATACTAAATTATACTATTATTTATTAAACCAACAAATATCAGTAAATAAGAATGATATAGATATCTTTAAAGGACTATTCCGAAACTTTGACTCATACTTCTCTGACTTCTCTGACTTCTCTAAAGACGTCTTACATAATACAATCTTTAATAAACAATTGTTTAGTAGTAATAGTGATGCATACAATTTTCCTGGAAAAAAATCGTTAACTATTACGAATACCCAACCTTATAAAGATATTGAAATTTTAAAATCTCACCCATTATTTAAAAAAGCTACCGTAGAATTTAATATACGAGAAGAATTTACAGAAAGTGTTAAAAAATATTTAAATGTTCGAAAAGAAAAAGACAAAATATTAAATGAAGATAATATTAAAATATATATTGACCAAAAAGATAATTTTAAGAATAAATTAAGTGATATTTCTAAAAGTATATCTAAAATATTTTTTAATAATATGAATATGGATTACGTGGATATTATTTTAGAAAATACTAAGTTGTTTTATGAATACTTGGATTATTATAATTTGATTTTATTAACTGAAAAGCTTGAGAGATATAATGACAATAAAAATACTTTAGAACTATATAAATTCTATAAAACACTATTTGATACTGATTATATATATGACGAAAAAAGAACAAAAGATGATATTGGTATGATATTAGTTGAAATTATTTTTGGTGGGTATATGTGGGAATCACAGGTTATGTTATATAAAAAAATATTAGAAGAATATAAAGATGGAAAAACTGGAGGTAATTATAATATATATCAATTATTGATGGGTAGTGGTAAATCAGAAATTATTACACCAGCAGTTATCTTTCAATTGTTTTTTAAAGAAAATCTTACAAATATATGTTTAATTTTACCAGAACACTTAGTTCAACAAGCTTATGATTTATTTAGAACTAAATATGGATTTATGTTAGTATATATTAATTTGGCTATGGATAAATTTATAGATACATCACTGGATTTAGAAGATTATAATATAAGTAATATATATCCTGATATAAAGAAAAAATATAATTTAATAATTTTTTCTAGTACTAGTTTTAAGAAATTACATTTAAAGCAAACAATATATTTTAACAAAACTATTGATAAAGAGAATACGTTTTTAATATTTGATGAATTTGATAGTATATATAATCCTTTAAAATCAGATTTTAATATACCAGTAGGTAAAAAAGCTATAAAAGAACTAGAACTATTTAATGAAGAATTTTTAAAAATAATAGTAGAGTATATACAAAAAGTTAATATTGATAAAATACCAGATAAAATACCAGATAAACTAGCTGTATTAACTAAGATAAATGAAAAATATAATAACGAGCTAATTACATTATATATAAATTATAAAAATAAATCACAAATTGATTTGGGGGATAAAACAGCTAAAATATTACCATTACTTACTTTCTTTGATACAATAGAAAGTTTTAAGGACCAAGTATATAATAAAACATATGGATTACCATTTAAAGAATCCCATAAAGAACAATTTATAGCAGTTCCATATTCAGCTACATTATCACCAATATATGAGTCAACATATTCAGAAATTGATATTAATATTATTGCTACAATATTATCATTTTTATATAGTGATTTAAGAATGATTGACTTGGATAACATACTAGATAGAATTAAATTACTATTAAAAAAATTTAGCGATATAAATGAAGAAAACTATGATGATGTAATACCATTTATTAAGTTACTTGGTTTGCACTTAAAAGATATAAATAATTTAAACACAAGCCCAGAAGAAAAAATCGAATTGTTAAATTATATAAACAAAACTGTTGATAAGGAACAGCTATACAAAATTAAATTCGAATATTTAATTAGCATAATTTTACCTAATATAAATTTAACTACTCGTATTTCTAATGTTTCTACTATTGATATAATATCAAATAATGTAGCAAAATATAAAACAGGATTTTCTGGAACGCTTAATTTATTACTACCTTATTATAAAAAAGAAGAAGCTATAGAACAATTTGAAAAACAGGAAAGTGATATTAAAATAATTAAGGAACAAATTGGTGGGTATAGGGAAACAATTCAAAATGAATTTACAAATCTTGTTCCTAGTATTATTGATAATGGTAGTATAGAGTTGGCTTATTTAGGATTAAACAAACAAACAGAAGTGAAATATATCGATACAAGGAATGAAAATACAATGTTAACTAATATTATAGATATTGTAAGAGATAATCCAAATATTAAAGCACTTATTGATACAGCTGGATTCTTTGTAAATAAATCTAGTGAAGATATTGCTTCTGAAATAATTAAATTACCTACAGTTAACTATGTAATTTATATTGATACTAAAAGTAAAAAACGTATATTAGATAAAATTGGGGAGGTTAATACTTATGATAATAAAGTATATGAGGATGCTTTTATTTATTATAGTAATAAATATATAGTTGGTATTGATATAAAACAACCAGCAGTTATGACTGGTTTAGTAACAATAGATAAATCCAGTAAATATTCACAGACAGCGCAAGGTATTTTTAGATTAAGAAATATGAATTTTGGACATGATATCCAGTTTTTATTAAAATCTAATTTAAAAGATAAAATAAAAAATAATAAAGATA